TTCAAGCCTTGCCGAGGACTTCCGAAAAGCGCAGAGAGTTACTATCTCTGCGTGAAGAACGGACACAGAGTGATGTTTGTGGACAGTAAGCATTTTACTGAAACTGAGTGGCCGATCAAAGATGCAAGGATCCACAAGAATCCAAACTGTAAATTCAGCGACAAGCGAACAGCAACCGAGATTGAGTGTGAATTGGTTGTGAATGGCTTGCTGGAAGAGGTGAGGGAATGAAAGAGAGATTAACAACATACCACTGTGGAAAAGCAGTAATTAAAGACAAGAACAAGCTGTCAGAAGCTATTGAGAAGTTAGCTGAGTTTGAGGAAAAAGAAAAATGTGGAGAATGGATTGACGCTATCGAACTTGCGAAAATTGCTATTGCGCTGCAAAGTCAGAAGTGGATTCCAGTGAGTGAGAGGTTGCCGGAGGATAACACGGATGTAATTGTATGTTTTTACAGCGGAATAGTAACAGAAATGAGATATTGGGAAAATGGAAACTTTCAAGGAATCTATGAACATACGACAAAATCAATTGTTGCCTGGATGCCACTACCGAAGCCGTACAAAGGAGAATGATATGAGCAGACTAATTGATGCGGATGCAGAAATCGCAAGAATTGAAGAAGAGATAATGAAATTGACAAAAGCAATAGTGAGATTGCAAGCGAGAAAATTTGAAGAAAGCACACTATATGATATAGATGCAAAAATTCAAGAATTACAAAATAACAGAACTGACTGTAGAGTTGAAATCCAAACATTAAGGAATTACAAAACAGCGTTTGATGTGAAAAAGGTCATTGAACAACTAAATAAAGAGTTAGAACTTGCTGATGAAGAAAAGCGCAGGTGTACAATAGAAAATATGCTGCAATTTGATGAAGCAAAAGGTTATGCGAGAGGAATGGCGTGTGCCATTGAAATTGTTAAGCGAGGTGGAAGAGATGAAGATTATTGGAAATAAAGAAAGTGTTAATCAAATATCATTAACACATAAAGGTATAAATGCTAGATTTAATTGTTTTATGAAACCATTTCCCTACTGTAATGATATTGACACATCTAATCCTGAAATAATCGAGATAATATTTAAGGATTCTTACGAAATAGACAACCTAATAGATGTATTAGAAAAATTTAAAAAAGAATGTTTTGAACATTTGGGAGAGTGGAGATGATACTATGAAGAATAAAGAGAAGCATTTAAAAGAGATTGTGGAAATTGCTTGCGACGGTAATTGTATTGCTGTTGACAAGAATTCAGGCAAGGTTAAACCATGTTGCTATTCTTCGTGCAGTAATTGTTTATTTGATGATAGTCATTATCGCGATATTGATTGCGATAGGACAAGAAGAAAATGGGCAGAATCAGAGTACATCGAAAAGCCAGTGATTTCCAAAAAAGATAAAGTTTTTTTGGAGTATGTTAAAGAAGAATATAAGTGTATCGCAAGAGATAAGAACGGTGAGTTGTTTTTATACCGATTAACGCCGTATAAAGAAGAAGGCGTTCTGAATTGGATAGGGCGTAATTGTTCTTGTTTGCATCTAAAATACAATGTAGATTTCCCAATGGTCAAATGGGAAGACTCCGAGCCGTGGCTTATCGAGGATCTGAAAAAGTTGGAGGTGGTTGACAGTTATGAATAGAGAAATACTTTTCAGAGCGAAACATATTCATGCAATTCCAGGTAATGAGCATCTCAACGGAATATGGGTGCATGGCTATCTTAGTGACGAGAATTATATCTATGATAAAAGCCTTGAGGGTGAATTTCTGATTGATGAAAATACGATTTGCCAGTATACAGAATTAACAAATGAATTAGGCGAGGAATTTTGGGAAAACGATATTGTGCAATGCGGACACTATTACGGAGTGATTAAGTATGAAGAAGGTGCATTTATAATTAAGTGGAATACGAAAGGTTCAGAACTTCTCAGACACGATTTAGCATACTGGGCATATTTGAGAAATGTTCGTGTTGTCGGCAACATATTTGACAATCCTGAACTGCTAGAAGAGGAGAATATGCATGGAACAGATTAAGCTAGGCTTGAGAATCGCAAGCATTGTGGTTGGGATAATCGGTTATAGTGCGATATGGATGTGGCTGATTAATAATCGACGGAACGAAAAAAGTGAACTTGCGTGGGTATTATGGAAATTATTTCATGCAATTGTGATTGCGCTTGCGTTTCTTTGGGCTTGGTTTTAGGAGAAGATTATGATGGATGATAGAAAAATTAACGTGTGGCATCATGGAGCTTTCGGAAGATACAGACCGAGGAAGAATAATTTCCCGGAATGTGCATGGAGCAATAGAAGACAGAGAAAGAGACATGTAGGTGATATCCTGGTTGTCCATGAAGAAAGAGGACAAGTGCTCTGGATGTACACAAGACATTGTAAGTGGAGAAGATTAGGAATTGGTGAAAAACGGGAAGGAAGAGAATAGAGTGAAGAGAAGTACAGAAACGAGAAGAAGTCAAGCGGAGATTAACGCTGATTCTCAGAGACATTACGGTGGATTAGCCGAGCTGCCAGCAGATGAAAATGCTAGTAAGAAATTTCATACTCCGGCATATCAGGCTAGGGAATTGATAAGGACACAAGGCGAGTATTTGCAAGAAGATCCGAACGAATGACTGGCAAGAGTTGGGATAGATACGAGAAGAAAGATTGAGGAATTACAAGATGGAAATTGATATTAAATATTTTCCTAATAGCAGAGGAGAAAAAGTAAAAGAAATTTTTAGCGTACCAAAAGGAGATTGGGTTGATCTTCGAGCAGCAGAAGAAGTTACGATGAAAAAAGGTGAACTCAGAATGATTCCGCTTGGAGTTGGTATGGTTCTTCCCGATGGATATGAAGCATGGGTGCTGCCTAGAT